CAAGGACCATAAATGTTCCGCGGACCGCGCCTTTCGGCGACGTCCACGGTAGGCCCGAGTATCCTATGAAAGGGAGACTACAAATGTCATGGGTCAAGAGTATAAGACCCATGACCTCATGTAGAATCTCCTCAACGGGTTAATTAACCCGCCTCCCACCGTTTACACGGCAGAAGCCCACCGCAGTTTGATCTTGACGACATGCGGGCGTCCAGCACGCCTTAAGTGTCTCTCGTCAGCTGACGGTTCTTCACCGCGCTTAAGAAAGAACTTAAGCAAGGCACCGTGACCATCCAATTCATCGGATGGGGGAACGGCGGATATGACATAGCCCTTGACAATTGGGCTATGCAGAAACTCGTCATCCCTCTTGGAATTGTATCCCAAGAAAGAATGACGACCTAACACAGGGGATGATGGCAGTACATGCGGAAAGTGACGAATCACCTTCGTAATGTACTCATCAAGCCATTTCACCGTTTCCCAGTAACCAGCAAAATAAAGCTGATTACGAAGAGAAACAATAGAAATGACCTCTGTGGCATGCTGCCGTTGTGTCGGGAACAACTGCCTGACGCGGACAACACTAACGTCCTCGCCAGAGTAGTAATCCCTTCCGCAAGACTCTCTGAACCCTCCGGTCCAGAAAGACTTGCCCGTGTTAACTCGAAACCCAAAAGTTTCAAGTTCACGGACAACGGACTGCACATATTCTACAGGGATGATTATATCATCTCCGTAGACACGCACCTGCCCCATAAACCGTTTAACGGTTTTTGGGTCAAGGGGCACGTTGAGCTCTCGCTCGATCCCAATAAAGATGATGGTTAAGAAAACCATCGCCTCAATGGGAAAGGTTAGAGCTGAACCCATAGACGCGAACTTGGCAAGGCGAATTAAGCCTTGACCAGGTACATCAGCCTTCCGTGATCTGGAGGCGTCGATTGCCGCATGCAAATAGCGGAAATTCGACACCAGGTCACGTACGAGCTGATTCGAGACCCTATCGGATGCCTCACTCAAATCGAGTGTGGCAAGACTCCCATCAAGGGAGCCTTTCTTTGCCATCTCCTGATTAGGGATTTGGTCATCGAACCCGAGGAATCGATACAGGGAGTCAAACCTGTACCGGCCTCTACGATCTCTCGATCGTAGAGTTTCCAGAAATAGCTCAAGAACACCCTGCTGTGCATATTGCATAGCAGTAGGCTCTATCGCTATAACTCTTGGGGTCTTTTGCGTCTTAGGTACCGGAATAACCCTTACGGGTATTTCGGCACCGGGTTCGAGGTGGTCCACATCGAGATATTGGTCAAAGTATGACCAATTAGGAATGAGAAATTCCCCAGCGGGGAAGATCTCTTCCAATCGATCGGTCCAGGTGCTAAGCAGGTATTTTGAGTTTCCACTCAATCTATCTGCTGTCGCTCCCGGGCCGTGTTTAGGACGCACGTCACCGGCATAGAATTTATTTTCCATGTCGGAGAACAAACGCCTAAACAGCAGGTCGGAAACGCGTTTGAAATCAGCTCTATTGAGTTGACTTCTTGACGAATCCGATATACGGACCTCCTGCTCACACTCGACATAGTCGCGCATAGCGCCCCTCGTCCTTGCATCACTGCAAGGAAGAAGGATCTTGCTGTACATCAATGTTAATTGACGTATAGCACGAATTGCATCTATGCACGGCTCATCGAGCAACGTGCCACTAGCACGGTCGAACACACGATCGAGGAAACCTCCAAGAAATTGGGGGAGACCTGCTCTCCAGGTAAAACCCTGGAAGAGATCGCGATCGACCCGTCCTCGTTCAAGACCTTTTTGGAGGTCTTTTCCGAATTCGGGTAGGGTTATCGTGAGAAATGATAACCCCTCATGTTCGCACCGACGCTGGACTGTTTT